AATGTCATTACGTAAACGACTCATTAACGAGCTATCACCTACAATGATATCTACCATACTTACAAAGGCAGATGTAATCAAACGTGCTTCACCTGCTGTAACTGGTTGCTCAGTTGAGATTTTGTTCAAAACCATCATAAAACGGCTTTGCATGTCTTTATCAACTAAAGAACGTAGTGTTACCTTTAAACGACTCAATTCACTTGACGTAATTTCTGCGTCGGGTTCGCCGGTATCTGAGTGGGTATCATACTCACTTATTTGCTGTAATTTGTTAGCCAAGTTTCTTAAATCTTGGGCACTTGGGGAAAGTTGCATTTTTCTTGTTGCTCCTGTTGAAACTATTTATTCATAAATATAATTATCATGCGTAAACAAACCCGTAGTATACTTGACGAAATCACAGGCTTAGTGCCCCAGCAGGACAAGCACCTTTTGGTCGAAAGCTTAGCCACACAAGCTATTGCCCGTGTAATTAATCTAGTAGAAGTTATCCAGCAGAATTATCCACCTCATCAAGCAGATGAGTTAGTTAGAAGGCTACAATTGGCTATTAAAAATGGTGATACTGCTAAGTTTACCCGTGGAGTAAGATCCATTAAGGAAAACGAGCAGTGAAAATAAACGAACTAAAAAGAACAGCATTGGAAGAAGGATTCCTTGATAACCTAATTTCAAAAGCACAGAATATGGCCGGCGGTGATGGTGTCACAGGCTTTATCCGTGCTTTAAAAGGCCAAGGCGCCGCACTAAGCAAGGTGGCAGATGGTATTTCTAACCAGGTAGAAGGCCCGCTATTAAAACAACTTGGCAACAGTATCCAAGCAATCAAGGCTGGGCAAGCAGATGTACCAGTTGCCGCCATTGTCAAGCTTGCTCTACAAGCAGGCGTGTCTGTTTCACAAGCAGATGATAATGCTGTAAGCGCAGAACAGATCATTGGTTATCTGCGTGACAATAAACAAAATGTAGTACAGGTTGCCGGAGGCGGAGTTAATCAAGTTGCCGATACTATTGTAGCAGTAGCAACTGGTGAAGAAGCTGGCCCAATTGGTTCAATGAATTTTGATCAAACTCTTAAAAATGTAAGTTTGGCAGTGGCTTCATCAATTATCTTATTACAAGCAGATTCACAAAGTTCTGGACCCTTTCAATTAGATCCAGCAGAGAAACAAAAGTTTGAGCAATTGGGACAGCAAGTGATTGACACATTGTTTGATCCAACCAGTCAAGACTTTAGAGCACTAAAGCCCAACGAAGCTTTAAAAGATAATTTGTCTGGTTTAGTTGTTCATATTATCAACACAGTACAAAATAAACTAGTAGATTTGCCAGGTGAAAAATTACAGGCCTTGGCCAGCAATCCTCCTGCCATTGTTACAGGTACACAATTAAAAACTTTACTGGCCGGACACGATACCAGCATTGATCCAAACGCTGTAAACAACATTGTAACAAAGGTTACTCCGTTGATTCAAGAACAGTTAAAGGCGTGGATTGCCATTGCCGCAAAAGAACCCAAACAAGGTAAGCCTGTATCGTTTCAGTTGTACAAAGAGTGGGGTGGTGATGCGTTTGGCTTAATTGATAATATGAAGTTTGGTGCAGGAGCCCAAGCCGCAGGCGAAGTACCTGCCGCAGGCGGACAAGCCGCAACAGGCGCTGGAGCCCAGGCTGGCGGAGGAGCTCCAGATAGTGCCCAAACAGGTGGCACACCTGCAACAGCTTCAACTGATGCAACAGCTTCTACAGAAGCCCCGCCAACTACAGCGGCTCCAGCAGGCGATGCGGCAATTTTTACAGACCCAAAAGCACTACAAGCTGAGTGGCAGAAGTTTGTTGATTCAAACGGAAAACTAATAACCGAACCCCAAGTACTCGAGCTACTTAAAAATATGTGGAAGTATGCCGGCGGCATGGGAAATTTCAAATGAAAGTAAAACAATTAAACAAACTAACCGAGGCGATGATTGTCAGACAACAAGTCTTGACAGAGTCATGTCGTGGGTTAACTAACGAGCAAGCATACGTTGTAAACAGAATTTACAAAGAGTTCACACCTCTTATTGAAGCAGTACTAACACAAGATCAAATTAATAATATTTTCAAGGGTGTTGAGCAAGGCGCAACATCAGGCGGCAACAACCGCACTATGATTGGTAAAGGTGTTGACGTTGCTAAAGAAGTTAACAAGGTTATGGACCAGGTTGGTCTATGGTTACAAGACACAGCACCGGTGCAGTTCTTTGATAAAAAGTTTGAAGAACTAAAAACAAAAATTAAAGGCGGACTTGGCGAAGATAGTAAGACCATGGGCTATATTAACGCTTTAGGTCAAGCCGCAAAAGACAATCCAGGTACCACAGCCGCAATTATTGGTATCTTAACAGTTGTTGCTGGCCTAGTTGGAAGTCCAGCTGCCGCAACACTGGTTGCTTATACATTACGTGCAGGTGTCGATTTAATCAAAGGTGAAAAGCTTTCAACAGCAATTGGTCATGGCTTAAAGACAGCCGCTATTACCTGGCTCACAGGTAAAGCATTTGAGCTTGTCAAGGATGCTGTCATTGCAGTAGCAGATAAATTAGCCGACTTAATTAAGATTACTTCAGATATTACACCTCTCAACGATGTAATAGGTAATGTAAACATGAACGTTAATGTTAACGGTCAAAGCTACATTAACGTAACTGAAATGCCAATGTTAAAGGCAGACTATACTCAACTCGATGGATTAAAACAATCATTTTATAATGCTATGCCCCCAGGTGGTAACGGCGCGGATGCCGCGGCAGCATTACAGGCCTTTAATTCTAAGTTAGCAGAACTCACAACAGCAGAGTATGCACAAACAGTAGCCGATGCCGCCGCAAGTGCCGGGGCAGATGGTTCAGCGTTGGTCTTTACAGGGTACGATGCAGTTCGTGACGGTATGAATCAAGTAGGTGATGCCATCACAGCATTAGCACAAGGTGCGGCCGCCGGCGCAAGTGCTATGCCTAATAACGCAGATGCATCAACTACACCTAACACTACACCTAATAACACTACTGAACCACAAGGTACTACATTAGATACAGATGCAGGCAAAACACAAACCGGTCCTGGTAATCGACAAGTTGATGATATTGTACAATTTGGAGCCAAAGGCGATCCAAGCAATGCTCGTTGGACTGGAGAAGAAGGCAAAGAATGGGAAATTGTTGGAGGCGCAGTATTTGATAGATTTATTGATGATCCAACAAATGATAGAATGAATAACATTCAACGCGACACTTCTAGCAAAATGAACAAGTTGTTTATAGACAAAGATAATGCTAAAAAATTGTTCACACTTGAAGGCAAACGTATAGCTCGCGGCCAACACCGTGCAGTATTTGAAGGCATTCAATACATCTATGAAGAACCCAGCTTGCTCGCCAAGATTCAGCAAGGTGCCACAAACGTATTAGGCAAACTTGCAGTTAAAGGTGGCAACCTAACAAACAAAGTTACAGCAGACAAATTACAACAGGCCTGGGTCAAGGCCGGTAGTCCAATGGACAGTGATGATATCATGGACTTCTTGACAAAACAAGGTGTTGATAAAAATGTTGCTGGTTCTACATTTGATAGCTTGAGTATTCCTAGAGCACAAACAGCACAGAAGAAACCTGCACCTGCTCCAACACAACCTCAACCAGCACCTGCACCAGATGCTACAGCTACAACTCCTGACGCTACTGCAACTGATGCCACAGCTACAACACCAGCCACACCAGCCACTCCAGATGCCACAGCCGCAACAACTCCTACCACAGGTAGTGAAACACCAGCCGGGCCAGCCGCATCAACCAGTAGCATCTTCAGCGACTTTAATAGACTACGTCAAGCATGGCAGACATTTTCTGACTCAGGTGATAACAAAATACCCATGCAAGTCAAGGGTGTACTAGGTGACATTCTCAAGACAGCATTCAACACAGTTGAGAGCCGTCGCATTTTAAACAACAAGCTTATCAAGCTAACAGAAGCCAAAGCACGTATTGATCATCCAGAAGATTTAGTCTTTGAAGAAGGTGCAGATGGTGCCATGCGAGCCCTTAACGCTATTAAACATGCGGCAGTTGATCCTAAATCAAACACAGTTAAGTGGGACGGCACCCCTGCTATTATTTTTGGACGCGATGAAGAAGGTTTTATCATGACTGACAAGGCAGGCTTTGGCGCCAAGAAGTATGATGGTATGTCACGTAGTGCCAAAATGTTCCGTGATATGATTTATAATCGCAAGCCAGATGACCAAGGCCGTTTAGAGTATTCTACACAGATTGCTAAACTGTACCCAATGTTAGAAAAGCTAGTTCCTGCAAAGTTCCGCGGATTCATTCAAGGCGACATCATGTGGATGAGCAAACCAGAAGTACACGATGGTGTAATTGAAATACAGCCATTAAAGGTAAAGTACAAAATTGACCCAACTAGTGACCTGGGCAAGAAGATCAAAGCAAGCAATGCTGGTATTGTTGTACACAGCTACTTTACGGATCGTGCCGAAGATGAACCAAGAGCAATGACACCTGCTGAAATTGAAGCTTTAAAGTCTAGTCCAGGTCTTGTAGTACTAAGCCCAGTAATGCAAATCAAGTCAGCACCATTTGAAATGGCACAAAGCGATGTTCAAGCTATTGAAAATGAAATTGAAAAGAGTCGTGCCAGCATTGACAAATTGCTAGATAGTTTTTCTGTAAGTGCTTTGAAGATATCTAATTTGGCTGATATCTTCAAAAGCTTCTTGAACTTCAAAGCAGGTATTGGAGAGCATGGCCCAAGTGGCAAAGAGTTTATAGATTGGTTAAAAGATCCAAGTAGAAGCAAACTGACTACCAACAAGATCCAAAACGTATTAGATCATATTGGCAAAAACAAAGGCGGGTTCGTTGCAGTATTCAAGATTGCAAATATGTTAGTAGACTTGAAGTATAAATTAAAAGATCAACTTGATTCACATGCCAGCCAAGGTGCCGCAGTAACAGCATCAGTTAGAGAACATCCTGGCCATGAAGGCTTTGTAGCAGACACACCACATGGTAAGATTAAACTAGTAAATAGACCTGTGTTTATGAAAAAGGTATAATATGGAAGACTTTAGTTTTATCACTGAGAATTGTAACGAAAGCAAGATGTTTCGTAACAACTACCTATCGCAGTTGACTCTGCGAGATGCAGTTGACAGCGTGTTCCTTAACTTGTTAACAGTATATTTGTTGAGCAAAGAGTTTGAAACAAAACCATTTGCACAGGGTTATGCAATGCGAACAATGCAGTTTGGTAATTTTAATTTGCCTAGAGTAAGTGGCACAGATTTGTATCAAGGACTTCATATCATATTAAATCCAGCAGGCGCATTAGCTGGTAGGTTAAAAGCACATGATCAAAACGCGGCCCTTGCCAAGGAACTTAAAACAAACAAAAAGATGGTGATTGACTTTCTAAGAAACATTTCTACAGGACACGCAGATGCAACATCTGCTATTCGTATAATGTATCGACTAGAAGGACAAATGGGAATTGACATTAGCAATTACAAAAGTTTGCGTAGACTAATCACAGACTGGGATAACTTATCTACTCATCAACGTGAACTATGTGTAACACGATTACTTCAGTATTATAAAATAAGAGGCAAGCATAGCGAACTTTATCCAGTGCTGGATAAATTATCTTCAAGTAAAGGTTATGAATTGCGCGATGTTGACAACGCTGAAATAGCCGCATTAGGAGTAGGTGCTATTACTGGTTCACGTTCAAGCAACAGCTTCTTATCTAGTCTGGCCAAAGTGGCTGCCATGGGCGCCGCTGGATACGCAATAGGCAGAAACTTATAAAGCATGTCTGATAAAAAATCATGGATGGTGCCAGGAGCACACATGGGCGCCGACCCAGAATTCTTTTCTGCGTGGACGCTGTTTGACATCGGCCCGGACTGTGAAGACAGCCGCGGAAACTTAGCAGAACTAATGGGCATTGTTGCCGCACGTGGTCAACCATTGCTGGCCGGCATTGAGCGTTTTGACAAACAAGACATTAGTAACAGTTTGTTTGGTGATAATATAACAGGTGAACACAGAGTCTGGTGCTTCAAATGGATTGCTGGCGGCGTTGGCCAAATGACCGAAGATACACTTTCAAAAGAATCACATGGACGTAGATTGGCAACAGGCCTAACTGAAACATACAAGGATATGCAAACAGTTGTCACAACAGGTCCGGATACAAACACCTTTTTCATCCGTCATGATTCTTTCTAATTCAGCTAAATACACTGAATTTAAAACCCCCGTAAACTACTACTCACTCTGGCTCATCAAAATCTGTTTTACCTCAAGTACGAGCTTGGGTGTAGTTTAATATTGGGTAATAAATTTATGGGTGATAATAAGATTACCGAGTCAACCAGCTTAGAAATGCACGTGGAATTGTGTGCAGAACGCTATAAACGCTTAGAAGAAAAGTTTGATTCGGTTGAAGAACGATTAGATCATTTGCATTCCGATTTTACAAGCTTCAAAGGTGAAAATTCGAAAAACCTTAGCGAAATTAAAACCATGCTAGGTAACGCAAAAGATGAAAA